TTGCTTCAGGCGTTGGTGCGCCTTCTCTACATCTCCACGCTTCCGGGGCTGAGTGCCGCGAGAACCCGCCTTCATTGGCTTTGGACCCGGCTTTGCCTGACCCTTTGCCTCTGAAATCTTGGCGCGTCCCTTTTCAAACAGCATCGCGTTTCGAGCCAGCTTGACAACACCTGCATGGGTGATGCCATCCACATCTTGCTCAGAGAACCCGTTATTGAGTAGAAATTCCCGGATTTCCTTGGCCTCTTTTTTGGCCGTATCCGCGTTTTTCCACTCCGGGATTATCTCCGGCAGTCGGGCCTCCTCGGCCTGTCGCTGCTTGAACGCAAATTCCTGCATCTGCCGCTGGCTAATTGCCTTGAGCCTTTGCTGTTCTGCGTCAACAGCTTGGATTTGCTGTTCTCGCTGCGCTTTGACTTCTCGCCACTTCCGTTCCAATCGGACGGCCTCAACGGGGTTCTGTTCATACAGCTTGTCCCAGTTGGGTTCGGCTTGAAGCTGCTGCTGTAGCTGCTCCCGCATACGCGGTAGAAGTTCCGCATACTGCGCGCGTTCTGCGGCAATCTCTTGTTCCAGTGCCTCGGTCGCTTTGCGACGTTCAGCCAGTTCTTGAGACTTCCGCGTGTAGTCGGATTGCCGGGAATAGCCGTGCAGCAACTCGTCTAGGCTTACCTCGATTTCCTCGCCGTTGACCTTTACCTTGTATCGGTCTGGCGTTCCTTCGGGTTCCTCGTCGTAGTCACCTTCGGTGTCTTGCCCTTCGTCCAGTTCGGGATCGTCATACTCGGCTTGCGCTCCGTATCCTTCACCCTCGCCCGCTTCTTCGGGCGGCGCATCCTCACCTGTGGCATTGTCCTCTAGGGGTGCCATCATGGCCCGGATAGCTTCTTGGGCGCTTTGCAGGTCAGTCCCTTGCGGGATGCTGTTTTCTGCCATCGCTAGTCTCCTATATCATTTAGCGCCTTTTTCCGCAACAATTCCCGCATCAACCCAGATGCGAAGGCGGCGGCGAAGCGCTGTAACGCCGTATAGTTCCGCCTGTAGGCGCAGAAGTTCCTCTGCATCACCTAATTCAGACGCAACCATTCCATCAAAAATCTGCTGCTCGACCTCTGCGAAAACCCGCTGCAAGGTTTCATCGCGCAGAAGGCGGTCAGCCTCACGCGCGTCTTGGATTTGCTGCTGTTTGGTTTTCGCCACGGACGGCCTCCTTAATCATATCTGCTTCTGCGCCCATCACTTGCGTAGCCAACTCGCGCGACTTGCGCAGTTGCTCTGCCGTGATTTGCATTTCTTGCTTGGCCTGCAATTCCAAAATCTTCAGCGAAGCGTCGATTTCGGTTTCCTCGCGCTTACGCTCAATCTCGGCCTGCTGCATCTGCACATCCGCTTGGATTTGCATGATTTGCGCCTGAATGAGCATCTGATTAACGTCAGGCTCCGGCGGCTGGGGCGGTGGCGGCTGGAAGTTGGCTGGATCGGACCAGAACATGTTCGTGTCCTTAAAGCCCGCCAGCGTCGTCATCTCAGAGAGCGTGTTATACAGCTTCTTGATGTCGGTCAGCGGGTTAATCGGGCCAAGTTCTGTCAGCGCCTCACGCTGCAAGCCCAAAATTTGTGACAGCATCGCCATGCGAGCCTGATCGGAGCCACGGCCCAGCGCGACGTTGACCATCACATCCATGCCGCTGTCCCAGCCACGGGGGTCAAGCTGCACAAACTCGTTGGTCAGGCGCACCATCCGGGCTTGGTCTTGGTGTTGGACCACCAGCCGCAGGATGCCCTTGAACAAATCCTTCATGCCTGTCTCTGCAAACAGGCGAGCGATGATTTCGATGTGCTGCTGGGCTGCGGTCACAACGGCATTGACGCCAGTTGCCGTCGCATTGGTCAGTGCGTCTGGGTCAAGACCTTGAGAGGCCGCAGAGATGCCCGTGCGGCTTTCCTTGACGGCGTCCATATACTGCAAGACGGGGAAGGCAGCTTGGCCGACGAATGGCATTGTGAGGGGCGTTGCAGCGCCTTGGCTGCGCATGCGAATGATGGCACCTGTTTCGGTGTTCATCACATCCTCAATGCTCACCTCGCCCTCTACGACCGCCATGCGAGGGTGGATTGACTGCGAGAGGCTGTCCAGCGTGTTGCGCATGATGACAGACTTGATGCGCTGAATGTCCATCACCGTGTCAGCGACCGACATGCCGAAGAAGTCATGCGGCTCGGGATCGGGGCAGAACGCAGCGAAGGGCGCATAGTCGCAAGGCTCATCGCTCAAAATCTTGTTGCCTACGCCAGCGACGCACACTTTGCGCAGTTCGGCCACACCGTCGCCGTCGCGATCCACGCGGATATACGCTTCGATATACGACACCTTGCGCATTGCTGGGTCAGAGCGGTCGCCACGGTTGTCGGTGAGCGCAGGGTTGCGAGTGTAACGCTCTACGTTGGTGTCCAGTTCGTCGGTGTCGGTCGATAGCTTGGACACTTCGTCAAAGTCGTAGCCAATAGCGACAAGGTCAGACACCGTGACAACGCGGCGGTGAGCCACGAAGTCAGCATCCTTGATTGACTTGGCGCGGCGGTCGATCAGGAACTCTTCGGGCGGCAGCGCTTCGATCTTCACACGGCCCTTGGGCAAGCGACGGGTAACGCGGGCGTCGTGCAGAACAGGCACAGGGATGCCCATCTCCATCGCACCGGGCGGCAGGATTTCGGGCGCTTCATAGCTGCGCGTCATGTCGATCTGGATCAGCGGGTCGGAGGACAGCGTTGCAAGGGCCATGTCATCCAAGCCAGTCATCTCGCTGGTCTCGGTCTCGAAACTCTCATCCCAGTAGAACTTGACGATGCCAGCCTTGCGCACCAAAGCGTCCTTGAACGCGGTGTGCAGGACCATGAAGCCGTCGTTGTCGCGGTTGAAGATGTAGTTGACGTATTGCGTAGCCTGCTCGGCCATTGGCACATCTTCGGGATTGCGCGGCGTGAACTCCACAACATAGTCAGATGCAGTGAAGATACGCATCAGGCTGGGCAGGATGGCCTGCACAGTGTCGCGCACATCGTAGCTGACGACCTGTGAGCGGCCATCTTCCTCGTCGCCAAACGGCTCGCCGCGATAGTATTCTGTCGCCTTGGCTCGGACGGGCGACACGATGTTGTCGATGAAGTCCACCGCGTCGTCAATCTCAGCACCGACGATGCCCTGTAGTTCGGTCTCATCCATATAGTCGGGATTGATGAGCGCGTTGACCTCGTTGGTCAGTTCGTTTTCGTCGGGATACATCGGCGGCTCCTATCGGGGCAATACACCGCCAGCGGCGGCAATGTAGGCTCTGAGATTGGCAAGCGGATCGTCTTGCTGTGATGCGCTCACTGCAACTGCGCCCGTCAGCGGGTCCACGTTGGCGGCCATTAGATTTGGCGATGTGCGACGTGACGGGTCAAAAGCAGCATCCGCGCGACGCAAAACAGCGTCAGAACCATCGGGGCGGTCAGTCAGCATAATGTTGCTAACGCTTCCGGGGTCTTCAACGTCATTAATGTAGGCGATGTTTGTGTAGCCCTCACCCGCCATACGCTGACGTATGAATTCAGCCGCCTCTGAGCGTTCAATGCCGTATTCGTCGGCAACGTCGCTTATAAGATTGCGCAGTTGCGTTTCGTTAAGCGGCCTGTTTGTCGTGGGATTTAGAAATGGCCGACTTAAATCAGCGCGCAGGTCCATGATTTCGCCCGTTTCCATGCCTTGTGGAAACGAACTGCGGCGATCAATTGCTGCTTGCAACGTGCCAACATGGGGGCCGAGACGGTCTTGATCCGCGTTTACGTCAAACTCCGAAAACCTGTTGGGCGACCGCGTGTAATGAAACATTTGTTCAAAGTTTTGGCCGAAATCAGCATTGGGGCCGCGAGGAACGGCGTTTGCCACACCGCGAGCAAGCCCCGCAGGCAGCATCCCCATGCCAGCAGCGCCCATCACATCCATCGGCGTTGCGCCCGGTGCCATAGCCCGTTCAATGGTCTCATAGCCGCCCTGCAAGATGCCAGCGCCCGTGCCGAGAGGATCAGACAGCAACCCGCCTGAAAACTGCTCCACGCCAGCGCCGAGGCGCTCACCGGGCGTCACAACCTCGTCGTCAAAGCCGATGATGTTGTCGAGCAGGTTGCGCAGCATGCCACGGTCGCGGCCACCCTGTTGGGGGGCGTTAGCCTCCTCATACAAGCGCACAAGGTCAGCCTCGCGCTGCGGGTCAAGCTGCAACTCAGCAAGCGCGGCGCGAAACTCTTGGGGCGACAGGTTAAGGATCGGCTCCATCGCGTGTCCCTATCGCGGCAGCATTGAAGCCGCTGGGCGGATCGGATTGCCTCTCTCGGCAGCACGGCGCAGCATTTCGATGTAGGCTTGATTGGCCGCAGCAACGCCAGCGTTAGGCGGTGTCGCCATGCCGGGAGGGGCGGGACGAGGCGGGCGAATATCCGTCTTCACGGGCAAGAAACCTTGCATTGGAGAAATGCGGCTTGAGGGTTTTGGTGAAAGCGGGCTAATAGTGCGACGGTCGGGTTGAGGCATTGTCATTCTCGAACTAGTCATTGCTGGAACGGACAGCATTGGGAATGTCGCCATCACAGTAGGTTGACCAGAAAGATATGCTTCCAAATCAGCAATGTCCGGCGTCGGAATTGGTAGAAGGCGCGGATCAGTTGTTGCCGTTGTTGATGCGGGTGGAGAAAGAAAACCCGG